TACCCTTTCTTTTTTTGTTTCAGCCGCTCTCCTAGCGCTATAGTTGCTTGATGCTTGCCGTAATTTTTACCCCAAAATGGCCTATTTTAAGGCGCCGATAGGGGTCATAGCATGTTTATAGAGCTTAAAATCAGATATATCAAAGAATTTAAATAAGATGCCCGTATCACCGCAGGATTTTGCTCTCTGGGCATCCTCTACAGGTAATAAATACCCTCAAACACCAGAAGAAAAGATGGCAATAGCGCCTGATGTACATGAATTTGTCCGTAATTTCGGTAAATCAGGGGCAAATAGGGTTCTAAGTAACCCTGGCGCAAATATTGTATACGATCAGCCGGTTTCTATGCGCCGTTTTGATGCAGATAGCGCTTTGCATTCACCGGTTACACCTGATAACAACGTTTCAAAGATTGCAGGCACACACGATGCAACACTTACTGGCGAACACTACATCAATCAAGAAGTAGATCGCGCTGAAGACGAAACACAACAACATAACTTAGTTCGTAACTTAGGTCGTGCAGCCCTTGGCGCCGGACTTGTCGCTGGTGGCGTTGCGCTTGCTGTTACTCCAGAAGGCCGTCAAGCTGTACAAAATGCTGGGGCAACCATTAAACAAAGCGCACAAAATATTGGTAGCCGTGTTTCAAACTTCTTAGGGGGATTAGGGATAGACCGTGGCGTTGATCCAGACACAATCCGTAATTCTGGCGATGTAACCCCTCCAACAACTGCACAACGTTACAATCAAGCGGATGTTCCAGTTGCAACCCAAGAAGTACAAGTTGCAAAGGGATCTCCAGTTGGATCGCCTGTTCGTGAAGTTTTAAGTACAAAACCTGTAACTGAAAGCGAAATAATCACTTCAAGCCAGTCATTTGCTCCAGAACAGACTGGTGACATCGTTGCACAACACCAACGGTCAGAAGCTACTGCACGTCTTCTTGATGTTGCTCATAAACGTAAAGCAGGTTTAACGTTTGAAGAAATTCGTCGTGGCGTTGACCCATCTGATCCCGTTCAATTAGAACTTTCAGGAATGCCTAAGGTTGATGCCTTGGCGCGGGTGCGATCTTTGGCTGGCGTTGAACCATCAAGCGGAGAAACTATAACCGGTCAAAGTGCAAATGTAGTGCAGCCGGAACTTTTTAACGTCTCACAACAAACTTCAGCTACTGTTCCATCAACAATAAATAAGGTTGATTCATTCATTTCCGGCTTAACACAACAAGCTGACCCGTGGACAGGAGAACATACTTATAGAGCAGAAGAAGGTAAGTTTAAACTTTCTCCAGTACAAACAATTAAAGGAGAAATCAGAGACCCATGGTATACCCGTGGCGCAAGACCTGAACGTAATGCTTCTCCAGAAACTTTAAAAGCTGCAAGCCTTGTTGCAGAAGTTTTTGCAAAAACCGGTGAACGCATTTCTCTTGATGAAGCACATGCTGCATTAGGTGGTGGAGAGCTTTCTTTTGCAGTACAAAAAGCATTTGAACCAAGAGAACGTGTTGCAATTGGTTCACAAACATTTGATCCGGATCAATATCAAACCGGGCGTATAGCTAAAATTAGCAGCGGTGAAATAAGAGGCACTACTGCAAAAGATCTTCTTGATCGCTATGTAGAAGAAAACGTGTCTGGGCTAACTAAACAAGGTCGTCAAGGCGCATCACGTGAAACCCTGGGGGCTGAGTATGTACACGGTGTGACCCAAGAAGTTGCAAATCCTTCTGCAGTTATTTCTACTGCTGGCGGTCGAACAATGCGTAACGTAAGCGCACTTGACAAAGAAGCTCTTGCTGAAGGAAGAATTGAGTATGCAGGTTTTACGGGTCAAACAACAGGATCTAATCCAGAAGTAGCAGCAACTACTTATAAAACTGCAACAAGTCCTCAAAAAGTACGTACATTTAACGCTCTACTCGGCCCGCAAAGTTCAAGTCAAGTTCTGCATTTAAAAACTGAAGGCGGTTTAATTCCAATGACAACTAATGAATTTCAACGTCGTCTTGGTAATCAAGCTCATGCAATTTTTGCAAACGTTGCACAACAACATGCAGCGGCAAGCGGAATAGAATTACCAAATCCACATGTAGTTACTGCATCTGGACGTGTAATAGAAAACAGAAATAATGAATTTATTACTGCTGCAAATAAATTAATCAATGCAAAAGGTGTAAGAGAATCTGCTTATCCAATGCTAGCCCAACAGTTTGATAATGCCTTGCGCCAGTCCGGAATTCATCTAGCAGCTTCAAATGATCCTGAGAATTCCCATGGTGCGCTCAATACTTTAATGGGACTTGCACGCAATACCTCTACAGCACAAATTGGTCTTCAAAACTTTGGACAACTTGCTGGGCGTGCTCGTGCCCGTGGCGTAATTCGTTCAGAAACAAGTCAAGTTCCAGTTGGCATGCCAGGACCGTCAACTCAAATCGTATCAGATGTTATGAAAAATCTTGGCCTTGGCACTCAACTGAATTCATACTAAACGGCATACTAAGGCTAGAATGAACAAAACTGAGGAATTGCCGTGACAGGACTCGAACCAATTCTTATACCAGCTTTTTTCCTCCTGGCAGGAGCTGGAATTACGATTGCAGTTACTAAATTTAATCGCCTTAAGGTTGCATCTAATATTCTTAAGTACGGTCCAGTAATCAAGAAAGCTTACGATATTATTGATCCAATCTTAGATAAGAACCTATCAAAATGGAACGGTTCAGATATTGACCAAGCTATTCAGCTTACAGTAGAAGCCGTTAGCGACGGTACGCTTACACCAAAAGAAGTAAAAGATATCTCAATCTTAATTGCCGAACGTTGGTTGCCACAAAAAGCAGCAGACAAAGTTCGTCAATATTCCAAGTCCGCATATGAAGTACCTCAAGTGCTTGCCGCCAAGCAAATCACTGAAGTCGTAAATGGTCTTGTAAATAAAAAAGTCGGTATTTCTTACGTTAAATCTTTACTTGCTAAGTAATTATGGCTAAAGACAAAAACTGGATAAAAGGAGCAATTGAGCACCCCGGCGCTTTTACCAAAAAAGCAGAGGAGCGCGGCATGTCTACAAAAGAACTTGCTGCTCAAGTAACTGCAAATCCTGAAAAGTATGATAAAACTACTGTTAAACAAGCTAACCTTGCAAAAACCCTGAGCAAACTACGCAAGCACAAAGAACATAAATAAAAAATGACTCAGTATTACAGCAAAGATTTTACTGACCCAAAAGCTCAGGCTTTACGTGACGGTTCGCCGCCGTACTCAGGGACAACCGGACCTTATCCTGACGTATTGAACGATCCTCAAAAGTTTTTAGCACGTTATACAAAAGCCAATCCATATGTTGCAGCACGTAAATCAACTGTAGGGGAAGATTTTAGTCGTAATTCAGTTTTTAGTGCAGATGCAGCTATGGCGTCTCAAGCAAAATTTGACTCAGCCGACGGGTTGCCTCATTTTAAAGACCCTAAAAACGCAGACATTGCAATAGACTGGACAAATAAATATGCTGCTGGTGTAAACCGTGGACTTATACCAGAAGAAGATAAGGTAGATTTATCAACAATTTCTGAATTTCAAAGTAAGCAACCAATGGATATGCCTAGTAAAGTAGTAGCAGGAAAAATTCCAGGCAGCAGTGGAGTAGTCACCTCATGAACCCTCTATCCTCAATTCTATCTGGTGCACGAATGGCTGGACAAGCTATGAAGACACATTTTAGTAATCCAGCTACGCTTTCAGCACTTGGTAAACAGGTAGCACTTGATACTGCTGTTGGCGCAGCCGCTCAGCAAGTATTACCGCGTCTTGTAAATCAACAACCACAACGAACAATACCTCAATCTTTAATTAACGCAGCAATTCATTCAGGCGTTGCTGCACCTATTTCCAGCGGAATGGAAGCATTTGGCGTACCTGCTTCAGTAGCTAACCTAACTGGACAGATTGCAGCAACCCCATTATCTCATGCAGTTTCAAATATAATCACACCAGAATCACATCAGCAGCCCTATGCTTCTGGTAATGATTTAATGCAGATGCAACAATATCATGCAGAGCTTGAGCAACAACGTTACAACAATGAGATTGCTCTAGCCATGGCTAAAAACTATCGCGCACCAACAGAAATTGTACACCGCAATCCAAGTGCCGATCTAGATACAATGTATAGAATAGTGTCCGCAAATTCTCCTCAATACGGCTAATGAATATTGATACTAATAAAAACTACTTAACAAATAGTCTTTCGGCTGTTCAGAAGTTTGTTCATTCAGCAGCCAATGAACTACGTTCGTCTATATATCAAAGTAAATATGGGTTTGGTTCCGCTGCAGGACCGGCAGCACGTAATGTTTCTCAGATAGGGAAAGATCCAGCTGGTACAGTTGCGGCGGCTGTTGGTGATGTACTTACAGATCAATCTAGACGTGTAATCTGGAAGTACACAAATATCCCACGTATGGCCGGGGAAATTGGAAAAACAGTTTCCAACATAACAGGAATGGATCCAGTCACTGGGTCAATGCTTGCAGTAGGTACCCCAGCAGTTTTACTAGGACTTAGCGGACGTACAGGACCGCTTTCAGAGGGCATGCGTCCCAAAGGATACAAAGCAGTCGCGCCTACCTCTAAAGAAAAAGATCCTACTGGTCGCACTCCTCAATCAAAACTTTTAGAAGCAGGGCTACGTTACGGTTTTGGACAGACTAGTCAACTACTTCCTTATCAGGAATTTAAAAAAGAACGTCCAGATGTTGCGCCATCTACTTATTCACAATACCGTCGTTATGAACATTCCAAACCAGAAGCCGGTAAATTAGTAAGCATTGATCCAGAAGGACAATCTTTTACCACTGTAGGTGGATTAGTTCGTGGAACGGCAAGAGGATTGAATGATCCAGAAATAAGAATTAAAGGAATGCCAATTACCGCAAGCGGAATAATTGGAACTGCTGCTGGATTGGGTGCGTCTGCATTGGCTTATAGCGCACTTCCTGAAGCCATGAAACGTGCACGCTACATGGAGGGTACTGATGTTTCACCGGCTACCGTAAAACAACGGGAAGACATAGGAGAGCAGCTTTCTGGCGCCAGACAAAAACAAGCCACTGGTAAACGAATCATAGAAAGAGTAGAAAATAAGTTAGCAGAGTTAGGAGTAACGCCTGAGTCTAGGTATCAAAAACCAAGCGAAAAAGCTTTGCAGCGTGGAAGAATTTATAACAAAATTGATTCAAAAGTTTCTAAACTTGAATACAGAATTAAAAAAACTATATCCCCAGATCCTCCTATTGAGCTTGGCCCCACTGGTCAGAATGTTCTTGAAGGAATTAGGTATTTACCCCCTGGCTCAGTGCCACCAAAAGAGTACCCAAAGGCGGATATTAATAAGTTATCAGCGCGGATAGAAACTTTGAAAAAAAGAAAAGAAAAAGTTATTTCTTCTGCAAGAAAAGAACTTAAAGCAAACGTTCCTTCCCCTGAAGTTCAAACCTTAGAGAATCGTCTTTCTAGGGCAAAGCAATACACCAGTGCAGCTGCTGGTCAAGTTGGAGAACTGGATGAAGCAATGAGGAAGATTTCTCGTCCAGTATTAATTGGCACTCCTTCTACCGCAACGATAGCTGGTATTGCTGCTTTAGGTGTAGGCACTGCTGTTGCGGCAGGCTATGCAACAAAAAAATTATTTCAAAAATCAGCAGAACAACGTATCAAAAAAGAGAATCCTGTAGAATATTTAAAGCAAAAGCACGGGTCCCTTGAACAGGCAAGTGCTGCCTTAGGATTACCGCAAGCTCAAAGCTGGCAACAACTTGTTCCTCACATTCAATAAATCATGGCTTACGGTTTTAACATAGGAACCAGCGGCAGCTGGAACGATAGTAATAACTTTGATCCAGGAAACATTGACTGGCATGGTGCAGATACTGCTTTGCCTGGAGGTTCCTGGGAAACCAAACCAAGTGATTGGGGTACTTCAGGAACAAGCGATCCTAAGACTGATTATTTAGCATTATTTAAAGCAGTAGCTGGCCCTTTATCAAATCAACTTAATAGGGACAAATATAGGAGCAGAAGTGAAGATGCTTATAGTAACCCGTTTGATACCTATAGACGTAGAAAAGTAGGGGATAGCGGATTTGCTGGTGAGATTCTTCCCGGTGTTGCACTTTACGCTCCTCGACAACAAGACCCATATACCTTCACTACTGGCGAAGGCTCCAAACAAAAAAGCGGCTGGGGAGGTACAATTGGAGAGATTGCAGGTGCGGGCCTTGGCTTCCTTGCTGGTGGACCAGCTGGTATGGGAATTGGTGCCAAACTAGGTGGAAGTATTGGCAGTAATTTTGGATAAAGATTATTCCGCTTAAAATAACAATCAAGAGGATCTAAATTATGTTACCTGCTCTTTTAACTGGTGGCCGAATGGCAATGCAGGCGCTACCTTATATCGCTGCTGGCTTAGGAGCATTACCTGGTCTTCGTGAAGGCGATGTCGGCAAAGCTGTAATGGGCGCTGGACTGGGTTATTTTGGTGGTGGGCTAGGCGCCAAAGGACTTAAAGCAGGTACAAGAGCCGCTACTGGTAACTTGCGCTCAACTGCTGCAGGCGTAGGTCCAATGGCAGAATTAGCAGGCGGATTAAAACCCATAGCTCAACTTGGCATCCCTCTTGCAGGCGCAGCAGTTGCTGCACCTTTAATTGGTGGAATGGCATCTGGACTTGGTGGCGGTGTTTCCAAAATAGGTGGTCAGGCGCTTGGTGCAGTACCTCAAGCAGTAGGTGCTACTGGCGCCATCATGTATGGACAAAATCATCCCTCCGGTCAACTTGTTTCGCCAGGTGGCGGTGTCCCTGGTGATCTTGTATCTAAAGCACAAGGAATGTCACCATGGAATGTCGCGGATCTTACCGGAGAGGTACAAGCCGCTCTTCTTGCAGAACGTATGCAACAAGACATTCAATTAGAAGGCATGAAAAAAATAATGCCATATGAATTTGAAGGCGCAGAAGCACGTTCAAAAACTGAAATGCAACGTCAAATGGCTGCTGCTCAGATCCGTCGTAATATTGATACAGCTGCTAAGATGATGCTTGGTGGCCAAACTGCTGCAGAAAATATGGGATTAACTGCAGCATCTCAAATGGGTTCTGCTCTTACCTCAAACTATACATATCAATAACAATGGCCTCTACCAATACCGGAAGCAACTGGTTTCAACCATCATCCGCATATCCAGACTTCTCAGGTCAAACATTTAGGCAACCAGGTGCAAAGACTGACTGGTCAAAAATATACGGCGGTACTTTACCGTTTCCGGTAGTTGGTACAGATCTATCTAATGGAAAACGTGACCAAGTTGTAGCAATGGCTCAACAACAACGTCCGTCACAAGCCCCGCTTCTGCCCACAGGATACGATCCAGTGGGGTCTCTAGATCCATTATTAAAATCAATAGCTCAATTTAACGAGTACAATGATCCTCGTCAATTACGACTTGCTCAAGCAGCAAATCAACAGGCGGCTCAATTAAGTTTTGAGCAGATGTACGGTGCGTACCCAATATTAGAAGAAGCTGCCGAGTCTGCTCAGTGGCGTAACCTTCGTGGCAGCTTCCAATGGGACGCTAACTCTCCAACGCGTGAGATGGCCCGTAAGGCCGTTGCGCAAGACATTGCGTCATCCAGGCAGGGTCAAGCTAATACAAACGCCCAGGGGGAAGCAGCTCGTGCATACGCTCTTGCTAAACAAGCTGAAACAGCCGGATATATGATGGGACAAGGCCTACACCGAAGCGTATAGTATATTTTTTATTTTATTATTTTAATAAAGCAGTAAAACCATGGCCGATCAAACAGTACTAATACCTCAAGCTCAATCCAATCCAGAGAAGGTAGAGATACCTACTCAGGCGTATCGGACGCAGCTGGACTTAGGCAATATAAGTGCTGCCCAAACCCGCCTTAATATGGAGGTAGGCGCCCAACTAGATCGGTATAACGCTACTTACTTTGCTGGCGAAGACATAAGACGAACTCAGGCAGCAGGTGCTGAGTCACGTTTAAATATTAGCGCACAAGGAATAGAAAATCGTAACAGTATTTCTAGGCAGGCCCAAGAAGAAAGAGACACTTTACTTACACGCTACGCCGGAGAAAAAGGACTTGCACAAGAACAAGGAAACCAAGCACGCCTCACTCAAGCAGAACGGTATGCTGGAGAAGAGACTTTGATTGGAAAAAGTGGCTCAGAACAACGTGCCAACATAGGCAAAACAGGGTTAGAAGAGCGTTTAACCCAAGCGGAACGTTACACAGGAGAACGCGGCTTAATTACAGAATCCGGATCTGAGCAACGTTCTACCATTGGCGTGCAAGCTGCAGAAGAACGCACAACTGTAGGCAAGACTGCAGAAGAACAACGTGAAACCATCGGTAAATCTGGTGCAGAAGAACGTGAAACTGTTGGTAAAACAGCAGAAGAACAACGAGAAACCATTGGCAAAACAGCTGCCGAACAACGTACTACCGATACCCAACAAGAAATGTATAGACGCTATAAAGAAAATAGGGACTACGAACAAGCTCAAAATCAATACAGATCATGATTAAATGGGTTCAGAGCCTGACCGAAAAAGACCGCGAATCTTTTTTTGCATTTTGCAAGAAAACCTCTACACCAATTCAAATGTACCTATATGCCCGTTTTCTTGGGTTTAAGGGTAGCATTGTTGAGTGTGACGAATGGTCAAAAAAAGAATATCCAAAAAGAAACTTTAATGCGTTACTAGAAGAAGAAGTTGACTTCATGCAGCAAGACATTGCAAAACTTCGTGATGCAATTGATCTTGGCATGGTAAAACAAGATATGGGAACCTCCCGTATTGCCATGCTTCAAAAAGAATTACGCGGATCAATTAAACAGATCAATGACGAAAAAGTTTTAACCGATAAACAAGGTTTAATTCTTGCTGGTGCAGACCGTGCACTAAGGGAAATGCTTTCCATCTTTCGTGACGATCCGATTGAAGGTCCACTTCAAGAAGCGTCCATGGGCGTCTGGACAAAAATCTTATCAGAAGAGTCTTAAGGTTTAGTACACTAAGCTGGTTGCATGGCTGGTACTTCCTTATACTCCGTTTACCGGAGGACTGCACGTGCTGCAGCAAAACAACAAATAGTAAAAAAAAGTTCCGATATTGATATTGAGAGGGCAAGAAAAGATTTTGCTTATTTTTGTACCGTAGTTGGAGATAAACCGCCAGCAGAACACCATCTCCTCTGGCATCAACACCTATGCACAGGAAATGATTCCGAGTGCTTAATTGGTATTGCAGGCCCAAACGTAGACATACTTGGTCCCAGAGGTAGCGCAAAAAGCACAATTTTAGGTTTGTTTACAGCTTGGACAATAGGTGTACATGCCTTAAATAAAAAACCGTTAAAAATTCTTTATATTTCTTACACTGTTGATGTAGCTAGACCTAAGAGTGCTGCAATTAAAAGAATCATCGAGGAAAGTAAAACATATAAAGAAGTATTTCCAATGGTGAAAATTGCTAAAGGAATTAATAGTAACGAGTATTGGAGTATTGATTGGAAGTTTGCTGGCATTAGATCTACCGGTGAAGAAGAATTTACTCTTTGTTGTGCAGGATTAAAAGGTGCTGTTACATCTAAACGCAGCCATTTATGTATAATAGATGACCCGATTAAGAGCTCTGACGACATTAAGAACAGGGATATCCGAGTGGCAATGGAAGATAACTGGAACTCAGTTATTACTCCTACAATGTTTGAAGGTGGGCGTGCAATTTGTCTTGGCACTAGATTTCGACATGACGATGTTCATGCTAGTACTTTCACTCCGGGTAATGATTGGGTACAGATTGTCCAATCTGCAATTACTGTAGACAAACAAGGCGACGAAGTTTCTTATTGGCCAGAAATGTGGTCACTTGAGTACCTTCAAGATCGCCGTCGCCAAGCTCCAATTAGTTTTAGTTTCCAGTATCAAAATCAAATTGTACAAACCAGTGAACTATCTATTTCACCTGACTTAATTGTCAAAGGCCAAATTTCTACGCACTTTGATTCACTAGGTATTGGCGTTGATTTATCTGCCGGAGTAAGGGAACGCAATGACTATACCGTATTTGTTATGGGCGGCAGAGTAGGTGACAAAATTCATATTATTGATTGCAAGCGCATTCGAATCATGGGAAACTTAGAAAAACTAGAAGCCTTAATGGAAATGCTGTATGAATGGGGAGTTGTTCATAAAGACGGTAAAGATTACCACCCAACCGGAAGCAGTATTGATGTTTGGTCGGAAGCAGTGGCATATCAGGCATCCCTGGAGGCAGACTTCAGAAGGATATGCCAAGGTGACCACGGTCTCTACAACATTAACTGGCATGCCGTCAAAGGATTTCGCGGGGACAAAGTAGCACGTTTCAGGGGGATTATGGGTTTATTTGAGCAACGTAAGCTAGTCTTTAATAGATACCGAAAATTTATGGCTCTAACTGATGAGATTGTAAATTTTGGTGTCAGCTCTCACGACGATTGTGTTGACGCTCTTGTTTGGCTTTGTAATGGTTTAATGACCAGAGGAAAACTAGAGTTAGAGTATTGACGCAACTTAAACTTATAAAACCACTCAGCAATGTCTACCGGCTACTACGTCATCGAGCTTGAACAGGACGCTTACGGCTCTGCCCTGCTTCCACTTCCCGACGAACTCTGTCACGACATGTCCCTTACCCCTGGGGAACGGTTTGATGTTGAGGTAGAGGACGATGTGATTACACTCAAAAGGCTGCACGCCGGTTACGAAGTTGAGGCATAATATAGAAACAGGTACTAACCACAAATGAGCGATAGCAAGTCGGCACTGGATTCTATCCTCAAGTCTGTCGTCAGCCGAGACGGAGAAGGCTCTGCGGACACCATGCTGGTGAACGCGCATCTTTCACAGATGCGTATGTTTGGAATTCGCCAAGGTGTGGAATTCTATCCGCACCAGGATAATTTTGGTACGCAGCGATTTGATTTTATCCAGCAGGTTTTAAAATTCAATAAGCTTGATGCCAGGTTGGATTCGATCTGGGATCGCTTTCTTTCGTACGGGAAAGGACTGTTTTATATACGACCTACTAAGAAGACGTACAGATTGTATTGGTTTGATAAAGACGCGTACCGCTCATACTATACGCCGGACGGTGAACTAGACGAAGTAATCATTATCTACCCTTATAAAGTAAAATCCAACAAAGGATTTTCTGGAGTAGGCCTGTCTACCGATAAGCGGTATATGCGTCTACGGATTACTGCAACTGAAATTGAAGAGTTTCATAGCGAGCAAGAATTAAACTTTGACTCCCCAATGGAGTTTGCCACGCTTAACAAAAAAACCGTTGCAAACACCATGGAGTTTATTCCATGTGTCGAAGTATTCAATAATCCAGATGCCTTTGGCACAGAAGGTAGCGGTGAATTTGAGTGGCTTGGCAATCAAATCATCGCCCACGATGAAATGGTTAAAAACATTCGGGCAAACCTTTCTTTCTTTGGAAACCCAACACTGTTGTCTTCTCGGCCTAAACAAGACATCATTGAACAGAAAGATGGCGATGTTGCACAACGCCCAAGCATTGCAAGTCAGTCTGGCTTCCAATCTGACTTTGCACTATCAAGTTCTACATACCGTCAAGACAACGTAACCCGACAAGCCCCTGGTTACCTAGGAAAACCCGGTACAGGTATGAGGGTTCCGCGTGTTATTGCTAACTTAGAGCCAGCAGATCGCGTAGGGTTTATTACACCAAATGCAATCAGTACTGATCAGGCTAGGTATGCAGAACAACTACGCTCTGAAATACGCCTGGCCCTTGGTGGCATTGACGACCTTAGCATTACAAACGTAACTGCGACTGAGATTAAATCAGCGTATGGTCGTGTAAGTGCAACAGCCAAAAAGAAATGTTTACAGATTTATACATATGGTATCTGTAGATGTTTTGAATTAATGATTTTTCAGGAAGAACAAATCTTCCGAAAAACTATGGCGTATCAATCTGGATTACAGTATCCAGCCCCGCCAGAAGATCCAGAAGATGAGAAGTTAAAAATCAAATACGAAAAGGCAAAAGATAAATATGAAAAAAATTTACAAGCCGCAATTGATAATGCAATACAAACAAAACAAGTGCCTCCCGGCGTTCTTGGCCTTGCTCCAGACGGAGATAGAACGGTCTGCTGGCGCTGGATGGGACCTGTTTATGAAGATACTGCTCAAGATAAACTTAACCAATCTATCTTTACACGTAACCTACAGGAATTAGGTGTTGATAGCATTGAAGCACTGAAGTATTTGTTCCCTTCAAAAACGGACGACGAAATCGCGGGCATGCTCTCCGGTTTCCCGTTCCGTATGGTGGGTGAAGTACAGAGGGCGATGTCCACTTTCATTGACCTGGTTAACCAGGAAATGAGGACACCGCATCCACAGCAACCGGATTTACCGATGGCTGCGGACCCCCGTCTCGATCTCACACCGTTCCTTTACCGAACTCTCGAAAGCCTACAAAAAGAGGTAACCTATGCAGGCCGATACCGCAATGCCGATCCAATCGGCACCCCAAGTATCTCAGACCCAACCGATCAGCTACGCGGCTCCGGTAGCACAAACGGCAGCCCAGGCTCCGGTAGTTTCAACAACTTCCCAATGGGTGGCGCCTTACCAGCAGGCAACGGCCCCAGCCCCGCAAATGCAGGCCCAGATGGGGGTCAGCCCGTCCCAATACGCCCCTACAGCGTCGTACCCCCAAGCCTACCAGGCAGCCCCACAGGCCCCACAAGCCCCACAGGCGGAGAATCCGTACAAGGAGGCGTTCAACAGGGTGGTAGGACTCCTGAGCTCTCCAGTTCAGTTCCCGTTCCAGGGTCAACAGTCTCAAACGAGTACTCAGTACGCTCCGGCCAACTACAGTTCCCAAGCGGTTCCCCAGTACAGCAACCAGGGGACGGAGACCTATACGCCTGGGATCAACAACAGCCAGGGGTACTTCAACGGTTATTCCCAAACCTCACCGGCGCCCAGCCTCCAGCAACAGGCCCAAGCAAGCGGAGTAAGTCAAGAAAGTCTTAATGTAATTGATCATTTTGGTGCAGATGCTCCTGCCATCCTTAATGATTATTCTTGCAAGATTGAAGACGCGCTAATCGTAACCAACAATCAATTAGTACAAGCAGTTAACTTGCTGCAAGAACTGTCCTCTGAGCATCGCGCTTATGAGACAATTCTTACTGATCCTGACGTACTTGCTGATTACACTTGTGAGTTCTTTGGCGAAAACGGTCCTTACCCGATTCCCGATGAGACCCCTGTATATGGTCAGTCAGTTGGTCAACAGTTTGCGCGTCCTGCCGCTGCTCCTGCTCCTCAGTATCAGCGCCCTGAGATGCCCATCCCTCCTCAACCTCAGCAAGCACAAGGCGTTCCAGCTGATTTCTGGAATAGCTTTGGTTCCCTTGCCGAGCGCGATCCTGCCAATGCCTGGCGCTATCTGAACGCAGCACAACAGAATCCTGATGTGTTCCGTCAGAAGCTCCTGGTTATGGAATGATCAATAGTTTGATCAATTTAGTTTAGAATATGGGGTAGTAAGTGCTACCCCTTTTTTATTACATATAGGGATATAGAAATGTTTAACGTGCCACAGGGCGTACAATCTGCTGCCACTGGCGCAGGTGCAGCTGTTAAGAAAGGTGTTCAAGCGGTCCAACAAGGTCCTGTAGGTCAGGCTGTTGGACAAGCCGGTCAGGCAGTAGGTCAAGCAGCAGCCAGTGTAGGTAATCGCGCTTCTCAATTCCTTTCTTCAGTAACAACTCCTCCCCCAGGACCACCATCATGGGGTGGAGTTGCAGCAGCCGGTATTGCTGGACTTGGGGTAGGAGCAGCAGCAGTAGGAGCAGCAGTTACTAATCAACAAAACAAAAAAGGTCGGATGGCTGGTGACGCCATTCAAATTGGATCTCCTCATGTGCAAGGTGCTCCAATGCCACAAGATCTTCAAATGGGTTACTTAAATCTGAATACATTTGGTTCACCACTACCTCAGTACGGTGTGTTGGCAAGTCATAACCTAAGGGCCGCACAAATAAATCAAGATCAAGGTACGGCATATCAACAACAAATGATGACTGGTTACATGCCACCAACCGGACAGCTTTCTGTTGGCGCAATGCCACCACAACCACAAAAAAAAGGTCGCCGCTGATGGACGCCAAGAAAGCAAAGACTGCTAAGACAAAGGCCAAAGCTCGTAGCAGCCAGAAGAAAGCCTCTGTTGACCAAGCTGCACAGCAGCAAGCCAATGCACAAATGATTGCCTTGGCACAATCACAAGGTGCTGGAATCAATCCTGAAATTCAAGCTCAGCAAATTGCCCTGCAACCTCCTACGACCAATCCTTATCACATGATGGGTGCCATGGCGCCAACATCTTACCGGTACGGAAATATGGTCGATGGCTATGCTGGCGTGGATCCACAATTTCACCCAATGGGTTAATAATCAAGATAAGTAAGTCTTTGCTATAATTTTTATAATGGAGCAAATGTTCCAGATACTTTGAGGTGTTCTACCTCAGGTTTCAGCTAACTCTTTACGCTGAGTAACCACTATGTTTATCGATAACGATTTTCCTAAGCTGTTGGGTGCGGAACTTTACCGCCCTCACCCAGCTTACATTGTGGAAATGGCGGCTGAGCCCGTCGTGGTCCATGACTTTACCAAACAACCTGGTCAGACCGTACAGTTAGACCGTTATCGTTTCTGGGGCAACCCTGGGACGAAGACCAGCCGCGAGCGTACCCAAGATCAAACTATCGGTACCGCTAGCAGCCGTGCCATCGTAAAGGACAAGGTTCTTGTTTCCTTGCGCGAGTACACCGGTCCTGCTGACCCAAACAACACCAACCTCCCGAGCACCTTCAAGATTGCTCGTGAGGCCCTGATGACCGCTCAGCGTCTGCTGCTGGACACCGGGAACCTTAACATGTTCCACCAGTCCATCGGTTCGCTGACCCTGCTGGACGACTACCGCCGTTGGAGGGACCGTGTGTTCCTTGATGAAATGGCCAAGTCTGAGTCCCGTGGCGCCTCTGGCGATACCCAAGGCGGTTACTACTACCCCAATGGCAAGACCAAGTCTGCCTCCACCACTCTGAACTCCTACAGCGCCACTGAGTACGCCTCAGAACGCTACAAGTTCAACGTGAAGACCGACCTTCTGGAAGTGGTTCGTCAGCTGCGTAAGCGCAACGTTCCCGTGTTCCAAGATGGTTACTACCGTTGCGTTGCTGACCCTTCGTTCATGAAGGATCTCCGCGCTGACCAAGGCTTCCGTGAAGTGGCTCGTTACCCAGGTATGGGCCAAGGCAACCCTCTGATGGGTGCTGGCGCTCCTAACCAAGCCATCTATGGCGGCGGTCAGTACGGCCAAGCCATGTTCGTGGCTGGCGAACCTGTAATGCCTACCGGTTTTGTATTTGAAGGCGTTCGCTTCTTCGAATCAACCAACTTCGCTGATAAATCCATCACCGTTGATATCGGTGACGGTTCTGGTGCCATTACTCATACAACTCCTCCTGGCCTCTTCTTTGGTCCTCAGGCTGTTGGCGTAGGCATCGGTGGTCCTAATGCTCAGGTTCTGATTAACAATAACGACGACTTCAGCCGCTTCATCATCCTGATTTGGCAGCTGTACGCCGGTTTTGCTAACCTGAACAAGGACTTCATCACCTCTGCTTTCACCGTTATTTGAGGATAGGAGGTAACTAAAAATGGCAACCTACAAGACAAACGCTGGTAACATTCTCCAGCCCGGCGCTCAAATCAATCGCCTCTCCTCCTTCAACACTGAAGGTGTATATGCCTGGCCCGGCATTGAAGCTTTTGAGATGATCGGTTATGTGAAGATTAGCAATTTGGCTGCCGATAAGGCTAGCTACAAGAGCTTCGACATCACCGTGCCTTCACCTGATCGTCGCCCTGATGATCGTGTACGTGATAACCGCACTTCACTGGTGGTTAACGCAAGCACGCAGCGTCCTGCTTATGTTTACGGCGCTTCTATCGCCGTTGCTCAGGATCAAACCGTAATCGGCTTCCCTGCCGATCCTGTGACTGCTGACATTGGCGGTACCTCTACAGAGCTTTTGCTCCTAGGTCCCAACAATGGTGGCGTTCCTTACGGCATTCCTAGCACCCAGGCCAACGGTCTGGCTGCCGCTACCTCCTACCTCACCGCTGCCTCAAGCTTGTTTGCTCAAGGCGCTGGTGCTGTGTCAGGCGGTGGCACTGCTGGTATCGTTCCGTTCCCCACCTCTGTAACCACTGGTGGCATCGTGGCGGCTGACCTTGCGAACTCCATGTTCTACAAGGTTACCTCCGACACCACGTTCAAGGTGTTCAACACCACTGGCGTAACCGCTACCTCCGTTAACGGTGCTGGCGTGTTCATCAGCCAAGCTGCTTCTGATGCTGGTCAATCCGGTTACCTCGTGTGCCGCGTGAACTACATCCGTCCCGCTGCAGCTGTTTCCTGGAACGACATCCAGGGCTTCATTGACTTTGCTTCTCAGGTTGGCGGCAACGACACCTGATACTAGTCAATAAGGGTTAAGGTGGGTATTGTAGTGGTATCTGTCATTTCATTTCTCGAATGCTGTATCAATACAAGCCCACCGGCTCCCTTCTTGAAGTTGTTTCTCAACATGGGGAAGGCATCCTCATGTGCGTGGATTCTCAAGATGAGGTTTGGTACGTAGAAGAATCGGACCTAACTCCTCATCTTGACGCCACCAACGAAAAAATTCGTACAGAAGAACGCCTTGTAGCACAGCTTGAAGAAGAAGGTGTCAAGCCTGCAAAAGTAACTAACAGGGAAACATTTCCAGTTGATATTCGAATCAATATCAATACTGCTAGTGCAAGGCAAATTGCCGACGCATTACCGGGTGTAGGATTGAAGACAGCACGAGACATTAAGGACCTCCAATCTTCAATGTCTGGTGAGAAGTTTGTCAAACTAGAGCAACTCAAATCTATCAAACGAGTTGACTGGGATGAAATTCTTAAAGAAAATCTTATCCGCGTTGAGTAATGCAACTCGATAGTTTCCTCAAGTCAAAAGTTCGCTGGCACCTGGGATACAACACTACAAGTGTCCCTGCCGGTGACCAGGCCCGTCTTGAGGAAGCTGTCAACAACATTCCGGATTCGTTCTGGTATTCAAAAATTGTCGAACAGATCGGTCGGTGCGACCAAGCAGAGAAACGCACTGACATGACTGGTAGCGTTAACAACAATACTGTTCCACGTAATCGTATTGAAAGCATTGCAGGTGACGTAGATCGTACGATTGCGACTTCTGATTTCAAAGAAACGCTTAAAACTTGGACGACAATTTATATATACGAGACGGATCGATTAGCTTTACATCTTTATGTTCCAAATTACCGAAACCCTGAACAGGCTCGGTATAGGTTTAATCGAGAAGGCGCCGAATTTATTCAGGCACTTCCGGGCCCTGCTGACGTTGCCGTTGGCACTAGGCTCATGCTTTCAAATAGTTTCCGCTAAGGAGATTAACGATATGCCTACCACAAGTCAAATTTTAGGTTTAACGCCACAAGAAAAGGCCGCCGCACTTTTTACTGCCTCTGGAGAGGCCGGTCCTGGAAGGGATCCTTTAGGTGTCTTACAAACAATCTTAACTCGAAAATTTAAAAACGGAGGAAATATTGCTGACCTTGTAAAAGCACCTCAACAATTTGTTGCTAACGATCCTTATTCACGTGCACAAGTAATGGATCCTGCTTACGGAAGCAAGGTTCATGGTGCCAGGTATAAACAAATTGAACAGATGTTTGAGAATCCGTCACAGATGGTGCAGGCGTTTCAAACCGGGCAAGGTGCTGAGCAGTTTCGTGGTCAAAGCTTGCTTGGCAATAAACAAAAGGGCGACGTTATGTTTGATCCTAAAGGTAATTTTTATTTTCAAACTAATCCTGGCTTAGCTAAAAGTTTATCTGATCGTCTATTAAAAGGAGCTGGAGTACCTACATCTCAAGTTCCAAGTTCAGAACAGCCGCAACAACCTGCTTCTCAGGGCGGCAACACCTTTATTGTTTATACCGGAGACAAGGCGCCAACAGATGCTCTGTCAAATTTAAAACAATTTATCTTAGATCGCGGCTTATCTTCTACTGAGTTTCCGTCTGCATCGACTTCTCAAGCGAACCCATACATATCTCAAATGCAAAAAATCTTGAGTGCTCAACCAAATTATTTAAGTTAAACATCATGGTTGACAGATCTATTGTTGACGTAGGTAACTTTCTTCAGAAATATGGTTTGAAGGTAGGAGAAAATCCTGCATTTGGCGGCGTTTCTGGTGTCCATGCCAAGGACTCTTATCACTATGCCCCAGGTGGAGCAGCAATAGACGTAACAGACTGGCGTCCTGATATGGCACCAGCTTACGAAGGAGGCACACCAAAAAGCTGGAAACAACGAACAGGAGAATTAGCCTGGAGAGCTAAGAAGCTTGGGACTTTTGCCGAAACGTTTGGACCTGGGGACCCTGGTCACGACACTCATGTTCATTTAGCATTACCAGGTAAGGCGCCCTTATCGGACCAACAATTAGAATGGCTTGCTACCGGTCGATACAAAACACCAGAAGGCAAGCTTACTGACGTAATGCCAGGTCAGGCGCCAACTATACCAACACAACAGCAAGCACAGCAAAGTCAACCAATACAAAATCAAAGTACTGGCAATACTTTTGTCCTGATTCCAGGTACCCCTGGCGGCGAACCAACGGATGTTCTGTCAAATTTAAAACAATTTATGGTAAGTCGCGGCCTATCTTCTACTAGTCTTCCGACTGCATCGACTTCGCAAGAAAATCCATACATATCTCAAATGCAAAAAATCTTGAGTGCTCAACCAAATTACTTAAGTTAAACACAATGAGATTTGCTCAGGTCCCTGGCTATGATCCAAGCTTTCCCGTAACATACGGGAACTTGTATGGCGATGGGAGTATTACAACGGCAGGTTTTAGTGACCCGTTTAACATGAAGCGTACGGATAAAACAATGCATTGTCCATACGTTGTTGCGTACAATGGTATTGAGAAGCCTCAGTTTCAGTTAAACAATCCAGCGTACATGAAAGAGGTTTCCCGCTCACACTTAGACCCGCTCCCTCCTGTAGACCTGGCTAGGAATTCTACACAAAATAACTTGTATGGGAATTATACTCAATTTATAAGTAATTAAAAAAAAAATGGAACAAGAACTAGAGCAGGAACAGAAACAAAAGAAACCTTTGAAGGAAAGGGTGTCAGAGTTTCTTGCTGGAGCCGGGATTGCTGGTTCTGGTGTACTCTTGAACAACCAAAGAAAAAATATTAATCAACTATACAGGGATTATCTTTACCCTGCGCTTAAGACTTCTGATCCAAGTGAAGCGATAATTTCGAGTCCGCAAACAAAAAAAATTAATAGCCCTTATACGGTTACCTTAGGAAAAAATAATCCCCCCATCTTGGCACAAGATATAACAAATCCTGTTTTAATAAATTATGCATATACTGCAGCAAAATTATATCCAAAAATAGACAAAACTTCTCAAGTTCGGTTTGCAGCTACGCCAAAACGTACCGGAGGATTCGCTGCTACACGTAGAAATGAAAATACTGGAAATGTTGAACAAGTGCTGATAGGACTGGGGCCCACTTCAGATTCATTTACTGTAGCGCACGAGTTGGGTCATGCTTCTGCGCAAATGCAAAATTCTACTACCTTAGGCGGAAAAATACATAGCTTGTACGAATCTCAGCATCGTGACTTTAATAAATCATCAAGAAAAAAGGCATCTGTTTATGGAGCAGCATTAGGTGGTCTATACAGCGACTCTTTGCCTCAAGCAATTGGTGCTGGTATTTTATCTGGTGTATCCTTAAATGCATCGTTACTTGGATCTGAAATCACCGCTACGAAACGTGGATTAAACATCATGAAGCAAGCAGGAACAACCCCTACATATGGTAGAGGTTTGGCACAGGTCGGCAACTACTTAGTTGGTAGTACCTTGGCACCAGTTGCATCTAGTGTTGCTGCGTACGGTTTAAAAAAAGCAACCAAAGCATTGTTTTCTAAAGCAGAGAGCAAGAAAAAAAATAACCAAGATCAACAAAATCAAATCTTGTATTAACAATGAGTATACACGGACAACGTAACGTAAGAACACGTCTTCCTAGGCATCCAGGCGACCATCAAAGACAGCCTCAAGATCAGCCAGCCAACAGGCCAAAAGCAAAACTTGGCTATACCCTTGGAGTACGCCTAGATCGAATGCCTTTTGACGAGCCATCAAAAGGTGCATACGTTCCAGCTAAACCACAGGGTCAACGCCGTCAACGTATGGCTGGTGACGTATTGGATGCTTTAAACTATGATGTAAAGCAAGGCACCGGTCTTCCTTCTGCTTTCAAACGTCTTGACGTAGGAAGCGCCGAACTTAGAACCCCCGAGATTCCTCAGTAACAATGGCTGATAAAAACCGCATGCCTCCTCAGTTGTTGGCACATTTCAAAAAGAAAGCAGAAGGCGGCAGTGAGTCTAAGGAGACTACCTCTGAAGAGCGAAAAGAAGGTGATAAGGAGCGCCGTAAGGAAGCCCTGGGCAAAGCACGCGCTAAAATAGAGGAGAAAAACGGAGCCCGCCGTGGGAAAGACAAAGAAGCTAGTGCTCAACGCACTAAACCAGCCTGAGTTTTTTAGTGATGCTGAGATTAAGTTCTTTGAAAAATGGTTAAAAGAAAAAGAACATCAAAAGCAGATAAAAAAACTTGAAAAAAATCTGCCTAGTGACAGGCACAACAGCGTTTGATGCAACTACGCTACAATTAAAACAACAGTAACCCAATAGAGCCTTGGCATCCTCCTCCTCAAACAAGCAGCCTATGCTGATTGACAGGCCTGCTAACCTAAGCACGCTCGTCACCGTAGCATCTGGTCAGTTGTTTTCTACAAGCCTGATCCCAACCGCTGTTGGTAACTGTACAAAAGTATTTGACTGTGATTCTGCACAAACAGATACTTCAATTAGTGGCGCATATATTGATGAAATTTGGTTTCGTTACACAAAGAATAGCAATACCTTTATTGACGCACAATCAACTGGCGCCGGTACATACTCACAAGGTGGAACAACATCTGTAGTTGTCACTCTGGCCAACCATAACCTTCGCGTTGGTCAGAAGGCTGGCTTGGATTATACCAGTGGCACAGCAGTTGATGAAATTGCAGTAGTTACAGCCGTAACTCCAACTACATTTACAGTAACGAGCGCAGGATCTCTTACCACTAGTGGCAACGTTAGTGTTTATCAACCAATTGATTTTGGTTTTTACCTCATAAGCTCTGGCACGATTACAAATACAAATCAATTTTATCCTTTATTTGTTGCCAGTGTGCCTGCGACTTATGAAAATGTTGAGTACAGTCTCACCACGAATCTTGTTCTGCCTTATATTAACCATCCAGTTCCCCAGGCCGGTGCAAACTTTACCAGCACCAATAGCACTGTGTCACCCAAAATGCGCGGGCTAATGCTGCAACGTGGTCAAGCCTTGTATGTTTCTGTTAGCGGAACTACTTCTTTGACCAACGGCTTCTACTGCAACGTACAAGCTGGTTATTACTAAAGCTAACAATGCCCTTTGGATCCAACGGATTTAACGGGTCATCATCAAAAAATTTTGATGGTGGTTTGTCTAAGGGTTTTAATGATCCCGGTAAGGTAGATTTGCAGGCTTTTCTTTTAGATGAAAACCCTTTTAAATTTACTCCTAAAGACGCAGAATATAAAAGCCGCATTCGTTTCTATGACCGCGACTCCCTGTGGACCAGGTGGCGTCGTGGATACGAACTGTATACAATTACTCAAAGCGTCTTAGGATCGTTTGCACAGGAACGCGCACATCGTGGCGACTACCGGATGTACTGTTCTTTTCAGCAATTCCCAGGGGTCTTTATACCGTTACGTGTTTTTACTTTCCCAACAACAAATCAAGAACTTGGAAATCAACTGGTTGGTATCAGGGATGCTAACTCATTAAATTTTTATAACTTCGGGTTACCGATACTTGCGGTTCGTTATCTTGGGGACGTTATAAATGCAACCTACTCTCAATCCGGTACAAGTATTACAGTTGCAAAACAAAACCATGGTTTCTTTGTAGGTGAGAACGTATATCTTGTTTTTACATCTGGCGCAGGAGTTAACGCAACACTGCCAATTGTATCGGTAACTCAGAATTCATTTGTATGCACAGCCGCAGCTTCTGCAACCACTGGCGGCAATGTTAAAATTCAACTTTCAACTGTATTTAATGACATTCGATGGACTGAAACTAGGGCACGTTTGAGGTCACTTCCTACCGCTTCAAGTTTCTTGACGGATGAGCGCCTGGTTGACAGAGTAATTGAAAAAGACCCAGGTATTTCAGCGACTTACAGCAGAACAGGTTCGTTACTTACTGTTAATTGTTCTTCTGCTCACGGTCTGTCAACTGGCAATACCGTGTACCTTTCGGTCTCCAGTGGTCTTATTAGTTCCGGTCAATACATTATTACTGTCACTTCAACAACTCAGTTTACAATTACAACAATAGATAGCGGATCAACAAGCGGCAACTTAACCGTCAATCGGTTGATCATGGGCTTCAGGTATGACGATTATGTTGGCTACACAGTAAAAACAGTTGATGCTACTACAAATGAAATTGTTTTTTACCGAACAGATAGCTACGGCGCCCAGACAGCAAACAGCTTGACTGAAACAGTTGTACCAGCGCAGCGTGGCTTTGAAGTTGGGAGATTCTTGACAACTGAAGTCAGGTATCAGTGTACCTGCCAGGACTACACAAGAAGAGATGGATATAATTTTTATGACGAAGTAATGAAACGCAGGTTCCCTGTGACACCAATTACTTCTACAAAAGGGGGTCAGTACCTTAATAAAGACGGAACAACTACTAACCAACGAGATAGTGTAGGTGTTTTTGGAGACCTTGGTTATATCGCAATTAATAATTTTTACAAAATACCGGACTACAAAGATAAAACAGATACTTCATTTCCAAATTTAATGTACTATCAGATCCGCTGGTGCAAACATATCTATGCAGCAATATTTTCTTTAAAGCATGATGAGGGTAATTCTCCAATTGCAATCAATGCTAAGTACGTACAAACCGACGTAAATATTACAATCACAGCCGAGAACCATGGGTTATTAGCAAACACAAAAGTTCAACTTGCTTTTACAAGCGGCAGTGCTATCTCCGGTCAGTACACCGTAACTCAAGTTATTGATAGCAATAGCTTTGTCATTGTTTATCCTTTCTCAAATAATACAAGTGGCTACTGTGTTGTTGAGAATTTAAGGGAGCATGATTACGTCAAATCTTGGCTCCTGGAGCCCAGTGATAAGCCGGTTGGTGATGATCTAGATACATTTTATGTTGCATTTGATAAAGAAAATAAAGAGCTACGCAAGGCAGCAGAACGGTTAGCCCTTGTAAAACAGGGCGCAAAATGGGTAGGTACTCAGGAAATTACGGGTTCCAGAAACCTTCCTCAAGACATAGCAAACTTTGACCCCCAGCTTTTGGTCATGTTAATGACTGATGCGATACGTCGTAGCCAACTGGGGACATTAGATAGCGAAGGTGTTCTGCAAAACAGTACGCAAAGAATGATTGCAATGGTTAGTAAACTATTAAACCTCCAACCAGAATACATTCTTGGCACTAAGTTTGCTATGCTCGATGAGCCGTTGATCAACTATATACCTTCGTTTGAATCGGGCCTGATACGGGGCGGCTCCTACCTAAATGGCGCACCCACAGAGGATCCGGCTACAGTAACAACAATCAACTGCTCAACCTACGATCCATACGTTCAACAGGACACTGTTGTTGCCTCTGGTCGTTACATCAACGTTTAACCATGACTGTTCAAATACTCAGCCGCTTCTCCGATCTTCTTTATGATCGGCCCTTCCCAACACGACTTGGCGTGTTTGCGGATGGTGTTGAAATGGCTTTAAACCATAATCCAGGAGACCCGGGACTCTACTTTGCCGATAGCACCTCAGGATCAGGTAGAGGGCTCATTAAGGTCGGTCCAACCTTTGTTGGCAGCACCGCCCCAAACCTAACGCCAACTGGCTATACCAGCCTCTCCAAGGGGGAGTCCTGGCTCGATACAGCCAGCACAAAGATCTTTAAAGTCTTTGATGGCAGCACCTGGCAAGCAACCAATGCTGTGGCGTCAGTCAATTCAGGGAAACCATCTAATCCTATAAACGGTCAGCTGCACTACGACTTAGCTATACCCCGTTTGTTTATTTACCTTACAAGTAGTGCAAGTTGGGTTGCAATTTAACGCATTACTCGATCAAGAATGCGATCAAGTTTGCTGTGCACAGCCTGTACTTCCCTGAGAAAATCTTCTTTAAGAACATAATCTCGGATCACACGATCTTCCAGTATGTCAAGATTGGTTTCAATCTTTTCAAAACGCCTGTTAAGACGTTCTTGAGAATTGTGAAGTGCCTTTGAAAGACCGGCAAAAGCTGCGATGCCAGCAGAAAGCCCTGTCAAAACAGTTTCTATTGGCATTGTTTTATTGCTCCTCTATCTATTCTAAAGGATTTAACAACTTAGAATAACACCAGGAAAAAAATTATTATGTCAACAGGATACGATCCCAATATAGAAGGGGCTATTACTGTTCTCGTTGACTTAATGTCGGGCTTGGGCCTTACTATGACACGTCAGCCTTACGCACCTAACTACAGAGGCCTGGTAGATGCACTGATTGATCTAAAGGAAGGCCTACCGTCTCAAACTGGCGGTAAGCTTGTTGTTCGATGCGTTACAGGAGAAGCAATTACAACAGGAAAAGCAGTTTACATAGATACACCAACAGGTACTATTTTTAAGGCAATAGCCAACTCAACAGTAGATGAAGCCACAGTATTGGGATTTACACAAGAAAATACTCTTATTGGCGCAACAACTGACATTTTGATTGGCGGTGTCTTGGCTACGTCAGGTTTAAGTCCAGGAGTGCCTTACTTCTTATCTGCAGCATCTGCTGGTTCAATTACAACTACACCACCTTCCACTGCTGGCCAATTTGTAACAAGAGTTGGAGAAGCAGGGGCTTCTACACAACTTGCTGTTAGGCCTGAACTTCCCATCCAACTAAGTTAATATCATGGCAACTCGTAAAGCAATCGCCCTTGTTAGTGGTTACTTACAGGAAGTAAACACTCCTACCGATAAGTTAGATTTTGCTGGAAACACTACAACTGATCTAACGGAAGGAACAAATAAATATTACACTGATGCTCTTGCTCGTGCATCTGTTTCAGCTGCAAACAGCGGATCTGGATATGGTTCTTTAGCTTATAGCAGCGCAACTGGAGTATTTACATTTTCTGTAGTTACAGACGCAAACATTCGCGGCTCACTGAGTACATCCAATAGCGGAACTGGTTACGGAAGTCTTTCGTATAGTACAGCTACTGGCGCCTTTACTTATAGCGTAGTTACCGACGCGAACATTCGTGGTGCCATAAGTGTTGGTGCTGGCTCAGGTCTTACTTACAGCAGCAGCACAGGCATAATAAGTACAAGCGCAATACCGAACGCACAGCTTGCAAATAGTTCTGTAACACTTGGTAGCACCTCGGTTTCCCTTGGCGCCACTGCCACCAGCATTGCCGGTTTAACTGCACTTACAGCTACAACACTGACAGCTGGGACCGGCGGCCACGTATTCACTGGCTCCACATCTGGAACAACAGCAGTTGTAGCCACAGCAGTTGCATCTGGAACGATCACACTGCCTGCCGCAACAGGAACTGTAGCTTTATTGACCTCGCTGAGCGCAAGTTCAAGCGGTACTGGTTACGGATCATTAAGCTATAGCAACACCACTGGCGCCTTTACGTACACAGTAGTAACAGACGCAAACATCCGTGGCGCAATAAGCGTAGGCGCAGGCTCAGGACTCAGTTATAACAGTAGTACAGGCGTACTAAGTACAAGCGCAATACCAAACGCACAGCTTGCTAACAGCAGCGTAACTATTGGTTCAACTTCTGTAGCACTTGGAAGCACCGCAACAAGTATTGCTGGGTTAACTGCAATCACATCAACAACTGTAAATGCTGGTACAGGCGGTACTGTTTTTAGCGGGTCTGTTTCAGGAACAACAACTCTTGTTGCAAATGGAGCTGCCTCAGGAACGCTGACACTACCGTCTACTACAAGTACGGTTGCTGTTTTAGGTCTTGCGCAAAGTTTTAGTGCAGCACAAAGAGGTACGGTCAGTGCCCTAACAAGTGCATCAACAATCACACCAGATTTTGCTGTAGGTAATAACTTCTCCGTTACACTCGGCACAAGTACTACGATTGCAAACCCATCAAACCTTACCGCTGGACAGAGTGGTGCAATTGTTCTAACTCAAGATGGTACAGGCTCCAGGACTGTTGCATATGGGTCTTATTGGAAGTTTTCTGGCGGCACACCTACCGCAACAACTACCGCCAATGCCGTTGATGTTTTGGTTTATTATGTGGAATCATCAACAAGAATTACGGCTAAACTAGTAACAAACGTGTCATAATAAATCATGGCAACTCAAGTACAATTCAGGCGCGGTACTACAGCCCAAACATCCTCATTTATCGGTGCTCTTGGTGAAGTTACTGTTGACACAGTAAAGCTAACGACAGTAGTACACGATGCGCTTACCCTAGGTGGGCTTCCGTTGCTAAGGGAAGATGGTACTAATTCTGCGCTTTCTCCAGGATCCCTAACCAGTTGCGCTCTTAAATTTGCTAATAGTTCTAACACCGGGATCATCAGTCCAGGACAAGGTCAAATTGCCCTGGTGACAAACGGTACTTCAAGGCTTATAATAGATTCGTCAGGAAGTGCAACCTTCTCTGGTAACTTGACGGTCAACGGAAGTCTAGTCGTTGCAGGTACTACCACCTCATCTGATACACTCACCTTAATCATTGCTCTAAGTTAAATGGCAAACACTTTTAAGAAAAACACAAAGTCCAGCCTTTTAACAGCAGACGTAACTTCAAGTGCGACTACAAATATTGTGACAGCCGGAGGGACAGCAACTCTTGTTCTTCTTAGCGTGCTTATTGCTAATAAAACCGGCAGCAGCGCAAACGCTAATGTATACATGGTACCTGCGACCAGTGACTCAATCTTTCTTCTAAAGAACGGTCCCGTCCCAGCCGGTACTTCTCTTGAATTAATTCAAGGTAATAAATACATTATGAATTCTTCAGATGTTCTACGTGCAAGCTCTGACACTGGTTCTGCACTTGACATTATTGTCAGCTACTTGGAGCAAACCTAATAACAATGGGACTTACAACAATCAGTGATATTGACATCCTGTATAAACAGGTACAAGATCTAAGGCATGATATTGCAAGCAACGATGAACTAAGGGAAGTTAAGTATTCAAACACAATTGACCACATTTTAGAAAGGCTTAGAGAGCTAGAGTGGCGTGTTTTTGAGGAACGCGTACTTCAACTTGATGATTCTTCCTGGGAAAATATCATACTAAAACGTAATTACATTCTTAAGTCAACAGATTGGACTGTTACTTCTGGTTGTACTGTTGATCAAGCCGCTTGGGTTTCTTATAGACAGCAGTTGCGCGATCTGCCACAAACGTTTGCCGGTGTAAAATTAAGTGAAGTTAGCTGGCCTAAGGCCCCCTCAACGGCTGGTCCGCACTCGAAAAAAAGCAAGTAGGTGTTGTTATGCGCTATATAGGTAACACGACATTAACGCCTGGCATTAGTTATAGGATTATTGATGACATTAGTGGTAGTTTTAATGGATCTTTAAAGACATTTCCATTAAGGATCGCAGGTGTTTCTCCTGTTCCATTCCCGCTTAATCCTCAACAATGCCTAATATCCGTTAACGGTGTAATTCAAAAGCCAGACCCAACCGGGGCAGCTGGTTTTAATTTGGTAGGTACAAATATTGTTTTTGCATCTGCACCAACCGGCGGTTGGGCGTTCTTTGGTGTTGTTCTTGCTGGCTCTGATTTTGTTGCAGTCGGTGCAAGTTTCCCCGATGGTTCAAATAGCGTACCAAGTATTACCTTTGACAATGCCCTAACCACTGGTTTCTATCGTAGCGGCTCAAACGAATTCAGCGTTACCACTGGCGGAGTCCAACGTGCAGTTTTTGACGCAAATGGTAATTTTGTTGTAGGTGCACCAGTAGGTGGCACAAAGATTTATGTCAGTGGTACGGCTGCCATGAATATTTCAACACTTACAGATGCATCCACAATAACGCCTGACTTTAGCGTTGCAAATAATTTCACAGTTACACTGACCGGTACTCCACGAACCCTGGCCAATCCAACCAACATGACTGTTGGACAGAGCGGTTTGATTTATATTATTCAGGATGCAACAGGCAGCCGCATTATGAGCTACGGCAGCTACTGGAAGTTTCCGAATGGTCAATCAGCAAAGAGCTTAAGTACTGCCGGTAATGCTATTGACTTAATTGGGTATACTGTACGTACAAGTACAAGCATTGCTTGCCAGCTTATCAACGATCTTAAGCAGTAAACATGACAGTTCCAGGTTGCGCTAATCCTTTGTTAATGTATGGCGACGCTGGCAGCTACCAGATACAACGTTCGCTTCGCTGCAATAGTAGTGACAGTGCCTACTTGTCCCGAACTCCGGCAGTAGCGGGAAATAGGAGGACGTGGACATTTGCTTGCTGGCTCAAAAGAAGCAAGTTGGGCGCTTACCAATATATATTTTGTGCTGATTCATCCAACACAAGCCTTACGACAACATCTATCGGATTTAATCCATCAGATAAACTTGAATTTGCATCTGGGGGATACAATAGATTAATCACAACGCAAGTATTTCGTGATACATCTGCTTGGTATCACATTCTAGTTTCTGTTGATACTACACAAGTAACACCTGAAAATAGATATTCTCTATATGTAAACGGCAGTAAAATAACTGCCTTAGATACTGCGGACTATATTGCGCAAAATACTGATACTTTTATAAATGTTACAGACGTGCATACAATAAGTCGCTGGTCGTGGGATCCATATACTGATTACTTCTCCGGCTACTTAACCGACATCCAATTCATCGACGGCCAAGCC